CAGTTAAACTGGTGCCCATATCCAGATCCGAACTGGACGGACTTTTTCCGAAGAATCTGCGGCATCGCAATATGCCGCTGGTTATCCACAACGATGTCGGCCCAGGTGGTTTTCTCGAGGTGGCGTAGAGTAGTAGTGATGAGATCAGCGTAATCGTCGGCTTGATATGCCACGGTTTATTATTCCTTTTGACTATTCGATAAGGGCCGCTTCTTCGTCAATAGGAGTGCCGTTAGTGCGATACCAATCCATAGCCGCCTTTGTAGCCGCAACCGTAGAGTCGACCGGGTCGGACTCTCGGTTGGTTGGGATTGCTGTCGTCTGGGCAGTCCTTGCCTTTGACGCTGCTGCGATACCTCGAAGGGTTCGTTCTTTTAACTCGCCTCCCCAGACTGACTGGTATGACTTGGCGACAAGGTCGCCCAGCGGTGGCAATGCTTCACCGCGAGCCTCATACCCGTGCCCTTGGCGAGAAACCTCATTCGCCAATTTGACACGATTCATGGCGGTGGTCTCGTCCAGGGAGTTGAGACGACCAACGCCGAAAAGTTCTCCATCCAGCGTGTCGACAATCTGGTCGAATTCCCTCGCGGCGACGTCCGCCTGGAGGCGCTGGTTCATCGATTCCATATTGTGCAAACGGCCTTCCATCTGCTGGAACCGCGTATTGTTGTGCTGGTTCATGCCCAGGATCGTATCGTCGTAGAGATCGGGATCTTCAAAGCTGTAGTCCCCCTCGGCGACGGGAGCGGCTTCTTCCTGAAAAGCGTCAGGATTATCAGCGCGGACCTGCTGATCGACTGCCGCCTTAGCCGGGTCAACCCCGGTGTTCGCGGTGATCGTTCCGATCACTGACTCGAATGCCTGGGGGTTGCCGAATGCCCGCACCTGATCCGGCGACAGGCCCATCTGCTGCCCGTATGCGAAGTGCTCGTTGGTGAACTCGGCATCCTGGTCGATAGGAACCTCGGCGACGGGTTCCGGCTCAGTCTCCGTCAAAAGCTCGGGTGGTTCTTCCCCTACCAACTCCTCTTGGGGGTCAGCGGCAGGTTGCTCGTCCCAACCCTCGTCGGTATTAGGTTGCTCGTCGAAGTACTCGGACTCGACCGCAGCCCGTTCCTCTTCAGGCGTCTCGGGAACAGTCTCTACCTTGGAATCTGTTGACATCAAAACTTTCTACTCTTGTCTGGTTTTCCAGGTTCAGTCTTGGGCTTGTCGACCTTGCGAATGATCTTGGGTACGTCCGAGACAGGAAACTTCCTGGTCGGTTTGGGTTTATCACCTGGGTCGGGATACGGTCCGCGCATCACTTCTTTTTCCGAGACATCTTCTTGCCGGTCTTCTTGGCGTAGGCTTTCGCCTTAGCCTTACCCGACTTGCTGTAGCTGAACTTCTTGCCGCCGACCTTGGGCATGACGCCCTCCTCGGGTGGAAGTGTATTCCAGACCCCCCAGGGTCAATGAATACCGTCTTTGTTATGCAAACCGATCTTCCGCAGGTAATCGGTCTGGTGCCTGAGCGATGTGAAGTGCGGACGACCCTCTCGATCGAAGTGCGTCGGGATCCCGTGCTTCTTGGAATGCTCCTCCGCGGCCTTGCGATCCTTGGGATGAACCCCGGCACCATCGGACTTGATGATCTGGCGAGACTCGTACGATCGCCGGATGTTCCCGGCACCCTTGGGATTCTTATTGAATTCCTTTCGAGTTACCGACTTGCCGTTGACCTTGTATGTGGTACCCATCAGAAACCGCCTAGCATTCCGCCGCCGAGAGGCTCCATCCTGGGCATCTCCTGGTATTCTGCTGGGGGAGAGAACCACTCCTCCCCTTCTGGACTGATCCACGGGTGATTGCCCGACAACGGCGGATGCTGACCCTCCAGCGAACGGATCTCATCGTCGAGATCTGGGTAACTCAAGTTGATCGCTGGTTGCAAATTCATCCCACTCGGGTCGTCCTGCGGATACCCCATCCGCCGGTAGTCTTCGTTTTCACGTTCCCGACGCTGTCCAATGAGGTCGTTGTATCTGGTTCCCTGCCGCTGCCATGGCGGGGTGTAACGCTCGCCTTGACCAAGTTGACCGCCACCACCCTGACCACCCTGCTGCGGGAACCCAGGTGAAGCGTAGGGGGGAGTGAATCCGCCCGCTTGCTGCTGTTGATCGGCAGCGCCCTGGAACTGCTGCATCATCGCCTGGAACTGCTGCTGCTGCTCCTGGTTCTTGAACTCCTCGTCCTGCTCCATCCAGGAGACGTCTTCTGCGGGTTCATCCTTCATCTTCTGCAACTCGCCCAGGAACCCGGCACCCTCCCCCTCTCCGCCCATGCTGGGGAGCATTCCCATCATCCCGCCGCCCATGGCACTCATTGCCATCGGATCAGTGTCCATCGAACCCGGCCCCTGCGCCATCAACTCAGCCCCTGACGGCAGCAGGTTGTACCCGCGGTCCAGGTCACCGGCAGTGATTCCCATTCCGTACGCCATCGTTCAACCTCCGTAATGCTTGTTCATGCCATCTTGTTCAGATTGCTGCGGATTGCCGCCCATCATGGTCTGTACCAGAGACGCCTCTGCACCCTGTCGAGTGGCACCGGGTCGACTGATCCGCTCGTTCGTCCGGTGGGTGACCGGGGACTGGGAGGTGCGACCGTCCTCGCGGCTGCCCTCCTCCTGCAGTTCGTTCTCCGGTGCCGTCGTCGGCAGCATCGACTCGCTAGGAGTCGAACCCTGGTTGATCGGGACGATGATGTTCTTGAGTTCCGGCAGGTCAGCGTACTTGGCATAGGTCTCCATCAGACCCGGCAGGTTCAACTGGAGACCCTGCTGCTGGAGCATCGGCAGTGTTGGCAGGACCACCGTCTGCATCAGTTGGTTGATCACCGACATCCGCTGTTGCGGACTCTGGAACTGCATCGAATACGGGCGGATATCAACCTCGTGATAATAATACGAGTGTTGCTCTCGCTCCATCGGACCCAGCGTGCCCTGCATGTTCCCCATGCCCGGCACCTTCATGATCGCCGGGTAGGTCTCGATCGGGTCCGCCCAGATGTAATAGCCGAAATCCGTCAGGACACGTTTGGTCCAGAGCATGACCGCGTCCTGCATATGCGAGATCCGCTGCGAACTGCTCTCCCGCAACATGGCATCCTGCCCGACTGTCTCGCTCGACGCCCCGAGTCCGCCCAGGGAATCCAGGTTGCCGCACAACCAGGAGAACAGATCCTTGCTCTGGAGCATGAAGGCGAACGACTGCTGATCGATGCCGCCAAACGTCTTCTCCTGGATCGCGTCTGGATTCAGGACTGCGGCGATCTCGCCGTCCGAGGTCTGGCGGAGGGTCTCCGCATCCTCGGTGTCCTCGCCACGGGTGACCCCGATCCGCTTGAACCTGTTTGCCTGTCGTTCCAATTTCCGGTAGAGGCCGTTGATCAGTTCGTGCATCCCAGACCAGAGCATCGCGGGACTCAGGGGCATGGTCTGCCCATCTACCTCGTTGAACCACAGCGGGTGGAACGGACCATTCTCGGGACCGGTCCAATCCACCACCCGCAGGGGCTTGTTCCCGTCCAGGGGTGAGAGGGTCACCAACTGCTTGTGCCTGGGTAACCAGATCTCCCAGAGTTCGACGTACGGTTCGTACTCATCCTCGTGCATCCCGTAGCCCTGGGAGAGGGTGTGGATGCGTTCATCTCCACCGAACTCGTTGAAGTGCGGTGCCTCCGCCGCATTGAGTTTTTCTCGGGCATCCTTCTTGAAAGACTTGTCCTCGCGTGCCATCTCCACCGGCATCCGATAACGGTGACCGGAGAACGCTATGTCCTCCCAGTGCCGGGCGGACATGTCGTGCACCCAGTCGTCGAGCAGGATCGATTTGACGAACGGCTCCTGGCGGTCGATCTCGAAGTTGTCGATCGAGTACGAACCAGTGACGCTGCTGCCGACCTTGACGATGCCCAGGGAGAACAGTGCCGAGCGGACCGTGCGTTGCAGCGAGGCGTGGATTTTGAACTGCTTGAGCAGATCGTTCATGATCGCTTCAAGCTTCGCGCCGGTCGGACCGAGTTCTGGGTTCCTGGTGAAGATGTTCACCTGGGGCGGTCGACCTACGAGATGCCGCTCGTAGATGTTGATCGCCAACTCCATCATGTTCAGGTGCTGTGGTTTGCTCTCACCCTCGTCCCCGTACCCGTCCCCGGCGAACAACTCGACCGCCCGCCTGTGTCGTCGCCGGAACGGTTCCAGCTTTCGACGACTAGCCTCCATCGCACGGCGGAGACGCTGCAGGTGCTGTTCGTCGTTCAGGTCAAACGCCATCAGTCCCACTCCGTAGTATTCGCAAGTTCATTGACACGTTCTTGGCGACGCCACGCCAGAGACATGACCGGGGGACCGGACTTCACCGGTGAGACCTTCTGCTCACGGTCCTTGAGTATAAGAGCGACCAGTGCGTCGGCTATAACAACGTCGCCATGATTGGTCCCGCGGTCACTAGGGTCGGTGGTCAGTAGCGAGACACCGTGCTCGATCGAACCGTTGGGCTGGTAGACGAATTCCGCCGCCTGTTCCATCGATTTCCTGGACGGGTTGATGAACTTGCCGGTGAACAGCAGTTCCCGGTAGGTGGTCAACAAGTCACGTTTGGCATCCCGCGTCGAGAACCACCCAGGCTTGTCTGAGATCTTCTTTCGCAGGGTGTCTCTGCTGGTGGCGAAGTAGATATTCGAGTAGCGGCAATCCTCGACGACCGCCTTGCCGAACGTACGACCAGGACCGGTTGCTTCCCAGATCAGGTAGGCACCCCTGCCGCCTGGGCCGCGGAACATCCGACAGAGAGCCACCGCCAGTTCCGCAAATTTGTACGCCGATATTTGGTTGGAGCACAGTTCGGCAACCTTCTCCCCGGTGAGGCGGTCCCCGACGACCAACGCACTCTCCGACGCGCCGGTCCCCTGCGAGACATCGACCCCGATGACGTAGTCTCGGGAGAGAATCGGGAACCCGTCTTCATCCACATCGACCCAGACCTTGAGCGGACCGATGTTATCTTCGACGAAATTCGGTTCGTATCCCTGCTCGACATTGAGGGTACCGATGTGTTCAGGTTCGCGGCACCACTCCCGTCCCAGTTCCTCGAGTGTGCGGGTGTCGAAGAACGGGTAGGCACTTCCCTGGTAGTCGATGTCCAGTTGGGTCGCGATCTCCACAGGGTGGGCACGGCGGATGCATTCGTTGTCGTACCAGGGTGATCGCCAGCGATCGGTCTTGTCCTTGTACTTGTCGGCACCCTTGTCCGGGTGATCGCTCCAGTGGAACCTGAGCCGGGGGGTCCCCGCCTGACGCTGTGCGTAGAAGGCGTTTGCAGTCCCGTTGGGCGTGGAGTTGAACAGTCGGGTGTTTGTATTGTCCGCTGTGGCGCTCAGTACGTCCCATCCACCGCCCTCGAACGCGGCGAACTCATCGAGCAGGAGTGCCGTCCGACGTCCGCCTCGACCGATGTTGTCGGTGGTACTCTCTCCCTCGATGCGAGACCCGTTGTCCAGGTTCGAGAGTTTCAGTTTGTTTCGTTTGTGTGTGGGGATCATCCAGACGGGCAGTCCCCGCATGACGAAGTCCATGTGTCCGAAGAGAGAATCAGCGGACCCGTCTACCAACGCTTCCTTGCGTGAGACCATGAGGAACGACTGGAGTGGTCGGAACATCCATCTCCAGAGGAACGTCGTCAGGCACATCCATGACGCACCCATGTCCCTGCTCTTCTCGATCAGCAGGTCGGTCTTGCCGATCGATTCCTCGAGGCAGCAGAGACCCTCGTCCTGGAACTCCCAGGTAATGAACGGGAGCTTGGGGATATCCTGGCGGGGGTCGTACGTCCATACAAACGCATTGACCCAGAACAGGATATCCTCGGAGCACGCCGTGACCATGTCCTTCTGAAAAGACGGGTCATTCGACGCTCTCGTCAGAATCTCCTGCCTCCAGAGCAGGTTCTCCTCCAGCCCCTTCGGAACTTGCCGGTACAACGGCAGTCCTGATGGTGCGGAGCATTTCGGTGATTTCAGCAGTGGCGCGACGGGCATCAGCGGTTACCTCACGATCTCTCGCAGAGGTGTCATCCGATCTCGCCACCATACGCATCCACTCGGTGAAGAAACTCTTGGGGTCCAATCTCGCGAACTCCAGAAGTCCCCATGCCCCGCTGCTCGGAGCGTCATCGGGTGATACGTCCCCCAAACTCAAACTGTCGTAAACCCAACCAAAGTCGCCCCGCAGCGACGATACCTTACCCTCAAAAACAGAACTGTTGGGTCGCCCTGGTGCCGGTCTGATCGCAGAAGTGTGCTCCATCGGAGCAGCCTCTTCCTCGCCAGACTTCCACTGGTCGAACCCGAAGACCCTGGAAGCTTCCTCCCAGGCACCCTTCTTCGTGCGGCCCTTCTCAATCAGATTGAGCCGCATTGCTTTGAATTCCTGGAACTTGCCCTGCTTCCGCAGATGAGCGGCAAACTCCTCAGACTGACTCGCCATGCAACTCCTCCCAACTCCTGAGATGACTCTGAGCATACAGGTACGTCGGCCCATATCCCAGATCGGTCAGGTTTCTCTCGTCGATTACATCCACGCTCCAGGCAAACCCCCTGAAACGATACGTCGGGAACGTCCCGGTCATCAACGCATGCACGGGAATCGCACCGACCGTCTTGTGACCAGGAACCAACAGATCCGAGTCCACCTTCCGAAGACTCTTCACGTCGATCGCGTAACCATCAAGAAACGCATCGCCAGGGTCCACCGCCGATGTGCCGATGTGGAAGACCTCAGACGGGTACAGACCGAACAGCCTGCAGAAAGCGAGTTCTCCACCAATACCCTGACGGTTCACGTCCTGGTCGCTCTCAGGGCCGCTCTGCATACGCAGGTCCGTACGACCGCCACCCGTCCGCTGCACAGCGATGTGATCGCACAACGCTATCTCAGCGTCGTTCAGGATCACTACCTCTCCAAGCTTTCCCCTTGCTTGACCGACCCTCCCAGGCCGACCAGTCAACATTCTTGCTGTCGCTGGATCTCTCTTGAGCATCCTGCCCCTCCTGCCACTCCTTGTCCATCTCCAACAGACGATCCGAACTGCACCGAAGTGCCTTCGCCAATCGCCTCAGAGTACTGGCGAGAGGCTCGTACACCCCCCGCTCCCAATCGCTCACTCGCGCCTGATGCGTCCCAACGTCCAGGGCGAGATCAGTCTGACTCATCGCCCGGCGTAGACGCTCCTCGCGAATCCGTTCGCCTATACTCATCCCCTAAGTCCTCCACGAGGTTCACCGGTTTCTGGATCTATCCCGTACAGAATCACCCGCTCCTGCTCTGCTGACGACCAAGAATTCCACACGTCATCAGGAACATTACACCGCCTCTGAGAATCCAACCGCCTGTTCGCACCGGTCACATGCCGCTTGTTGCACTCAAAGCAAATCTCATGGGTGGGAACCCCAGGATCGTCAGGACTCCACTCGATCGTCTCCCAGACGTGATCACACTTGGGCTTGCCCGTATCAGGGTCGATGCCGTTCCACCACAACTGCAACGCCTTATCCCCCGCAGGAGTCCTGCGGTACATGTACGCAGTCTTCTCGGCGAGAAGATAAACAGCGCGACCGGTCTCGGTGTCCTCCCGCGTCTCCAACCAACCGTCACTGACTAGCTTCCAGATCGCATACGTCTGCTCCTGGGTAGTGTCACGGGCGGGTCTCCACCAGCCCGTCTCGCTCTCTGATGGTCCGTCGAGATACCTGTCGATGTAGTGTGTCATGTGCGGCGTACCTGTGGGTGTACCTGTGGGTGTACCTGTTCGCTGGGTAGGAGGCAGCATATGCCGATATCCGATAGTCCGCAACTGGGTATCGGTGGGTTGGGGATAAGGAGGGTGGAGAGAGGCAGAAGGGGTGGGGGGTCGGTTCGGGTTTGGGGGATGTCAGGACTTCGGGTTTCGCGACATTGACCCCGGGGGGGGATCGGGGTGATCGGCCTGTTTCCGCAGGGAAAAGGGCGGAACAATGGGCACGCTTTGTTCCACCTGGAGCATAATGATCGAGAATCATCGTCCCAGGCGACACTAAATCTCAGCGCCTCGCGTACACGGGCAAGAGTCGAGCGGCTCGGGATGAGATATAAGTTCGGACATCCCAGCCCGTCGACCGTTAGGTCAGTGGCATGAGATCGAACTACCCATCGGGCGAGATATGATGTCAGGACTTCCGCCGCCGGGTCGATCCACCCTTCCTCTTGGTCGATCGATTGGTCTTGCGTGACTTGACCGAGAGGTTGGCGCTCGAGTTGTTGCGAGGGTTGCCATCCTTGTGATGAACATCCTTGCCATCACCTTTCTTGACGAGTCCGGCCTTGGTTGCCATGCGTCGAGCCTTGGTTCGACCGGCCCGATCTTTCTTCGCCTTGGTGGTAGCCTGTTGGATACGTTCTCGAGGCGTTGGTCGTTTCTTGGAAGGCATCAGTAATCTTTCCTGACGGCGTGACCGTCTTCGACCATGAGGTCACAGATCTTGTGACTGTTGGTCTCGAGGCTAGCGATGTATCTGCCGTATCGTCCTCGCTTGTCCTTGAACGACTT